CTTGAACTCTAACCCAGTGCTGTATCTGTTCACCTTCAGATAATTTCAACGTTATACTATGGTTAGCTGTATGATAATCTATTGTGCTACCATCGTTAATTGTATATGTTAGTGCATAAACAATATCACTAGTTGTTCGTCCTGAATGCTCATTATTTGCTCCACCATTTCCTGTGTAACCAGGATTCATCAAACCAGTAATTGTAAATTCATTACTATTAACACTTTCGACTCTTACTTTATAACTGAAATGATAAAGTCCTGCAACCGGAGCAGTAAATGTATTTGTACTAATATCATAATCACCGCCATGATCATATAGTTCAGTACCATATGAATTATAAGGAACTGGTGTACCACTACTTGGTGTAGTAAAATTAAAGGCATTCATCGAAGCCTGTGGACCGTCAAGATACACAGAAAATGCACACATATCAGGTCTTACGAGTTGACCACCTAAACTCTGTATCCTTGCGGCGGTCATGCGAGGTCTCCATGTACAACTCCAAAGTTAGCATAATCATAAAATGATCTACTTGATCCTTCATAAAATGATAAAAATCGACACGATGCTGTTTGCATACCACTTCTTGTAGTTGTAGCGTTACCGTAAGTACCAAAGTCATGATAAACTGCTGCAGTTCTATCAAATACGTCGCTACCATATCCAATATTATCAAACTTCAGATTATATATCCTGTTGGTTATATTATTTGTCCAATGTATAGTACGATCGCCTGTATTATTATCAGTCAAGCTACTAGTGTTAATTCCACCACTTGTAGCAGTAATTGACGTACCATCGGGTGCAACACTAAAAACCGCCTTCGCTGCACTTTGCTTAGTTAATGTGACCGTACCACCTGATGATGTTTCTATTGTATTTGCGCGCAATGTGCTCATACTACACTCCAATATCCATTTACAGTTATTGTAACACCACTATCTACAGAAACTGGACCAGCAGACATTGCACGATCTGCCGAATCAATCGTATGATTAGAGGAAACGTTATCGTTGTTTACTCTAAATACATCTTTTTCAAAACCGACTAATGATAGTGTAGAGGCAGAATCAACTCCTCCTCCTCCTCCACTACCGGTACCTGTGGCTCCAGTAACATTTCTTGGACGTCCATTAGCTCTAAAATTAGCTGCAATAAATCGTGCTTTTGATTGTGCCATTTATACCAACTTAAAGTAATTAAATCTAAACGATGCTGCGAATGTAATAAAAGTCTGACCACCATCAGTAGATTCAAATTGTATATCACCAAGAGATGTCGGAATACAATCTAAATATCTTACTTGTTTTGTAAGGTTATTATGACTAGAGAGAATTGACAATGTTATATCCGCATATGAAGGTGCAGTTGTATTGCTAGAAGGTGTTGCCTTCCCCATATTGTTATTTATAAGCCTTAATATCCAGTTATACATTTCTGAATAACCTTCTAAGTTTTCGTCTAATATAATATTAGTTGACAACTCATTAAAAGTAAGAGATTCACCAGGAATCGGTAACCCAGCGAGTCGAGGTATTCCCAACTCAACCGGATTTAGTATCATGCCAGGATGAGTTACGCTTTGACAGAAAAATTCTAAGTTAGGATAGTTTCTTCTATCAATAACTAACTTAAAACTGGTAGGTTGTAAGTAGTTAAAATTCTGTGTTAAAGTTGCCATGTACTATTTATACGTTTTTCAGCTTAAAAAAGAGGCAGCCGAAGCTGCCTCAGTTTATATTTTATTTTATTATTGATCTTATGTGAGGATGTTGTCCACACGGAAGATACGGTAGTACTGGTTAGTACGATTAGTTGCAAGACCGTCACGGTTATTCACGTTGCCTGTGTCGACAAATGGGTTTGAGACCATACCATAGCGAGTCTTAAAGCCAATCTTTGGCTGGAAGGTATCCTCACCGACCGCACGTACCATTGTCAATGGAACGTATGGGCAATAGAAGAGACCGGCGTCGTATGGGTTGGTACCCTTATAACCGACGTTGACGTAATCTGCGACTGCATACGGATCAATATAGACACGCATACGACCGTTAAGTACACCAGCGAAGGTATTACCTGTATCATCAACATTCAATGTTGTTGACATTGCAGGTGTGTAATCTAACATGCCTGATGCTGACAAAGCAGAAGCTACGTCAGAAGAACAGATCATGAAGTTACCTTTACCACGACGTGTTTCTTTAGCAATTACGTTTGCTTCACGCTCAAGCTGTACAATCAGACCCTTGAACTTCTCAACTGACCAACGACCATCAGCATCTGATGACAGGTTAAAGATACCGTTGATTTGTGTGTTTGAAGTTAAAGCACCAATTTTTGCTTGGCCGTTAACAGTACGGACAACTTCACGGTTGATTTCAGCCATGATCTCAGTTGAGAGAATGTTTGCCAGTTCTGTTTCAGCATCCAAGCCGTGGATTGCTTTCAGATCTTGAGCGAGTTCGAGTGAGTATTCAGCTTTCAGTGCACGGCTTTTCGCTGTGACTGTTGCTTTCTCGATGGTGAATCCCATTTCCGCGAAGTTTTCACCTACACCGTCTCCCAGAGCTTCAGCTTCTGGAGTTGTGTATGGATCGCCTGCATAAGGAACTTCAGCAGAGTCAGCGATTGTTGAGTCATTATCTGTATCTGTAAATCCAGACAGACCTGATGGGCTTGTGCCGTTACCAGTTGTTGCTGAATCGCCTGAGTAACCGACTGGAGCTTCGTTGAAGAGAGCTTCTTCGCCGGCTGATACACCAGCTTTTGTCTTTTCGAAGGTTGACTTCATTGCGAAGATCAATCCTGTTGGACCAGACATTGGCTGAACACCACACATATCGTATGCCATCAGATTTGGCATAGCACGACGTACCAATGCAATCAAAACTGGATTCCAGTTAGCTACATTAGTTGTGTTGTTTGTTGGAGCAGCTTCCGTGATCATTTGCTCTTCACGCATTGCTTGCTCTTGGTTTTCCAGAATAGCAGCAGTAACTGCTTTCCGGTGATGATCTTTAATGGTGCCCGCTGACTCTTCGTTCAGTACCGGTGCCCATTTCTCGATCAGCTTATCGTATGATACTTGCTGTTGCATTTTTATTGGACTCCCAAATTATTTGTTAGTTTTTTGGATTGCGGAGAGATACTGAGCCATTGTATCCGAAGAAACTACAGGTGCATCACCTTCATCTTCTTCTTCAATATCAGCGGACTCGGTAACTTTTTTGGTAAAGTATGATTCTTTGACTGTAGCTACTTTCTTAGCGAAAGTCTCATCGTCTTCGAATTCTACATCTTCAACCAAATCTTTGAGTTTTTCCACTTGAGTTTCTGCTAGATCAGCTGAAGCTTCACGGATAATCTTTTCGCGTGTTAGAACTTCTACTTTCTCTTGCATTTCAAGTGAATTAGCTACTGCAGTATTGTGTGCTTCTTCAAGCTCAGCAATTTCAGCAGCCATTTCGTCAACTAGGTCAACCTTTGATTCTGGAACCTCGATGTAAGACTCAGTAAACAGATCTTTCAAGCTGTTCATGAACTTCTCGGCGATTTCAGTACGAAGGCCTGTTTGGACGGCAAGTTTATTCTCTTCCATCCAGTTCTCAACTACGTAGTTAAGATAACTGTCGACTTTTTCAACGAGTTCGGCTTTAGTAGATTCAACTTCTTCAGCCAATTCTTCGTTGTACTTCTCTTCGAGACGATCAATTTCTTCGCTAAGCTTTGATTTAATAGCTGCTTCGAAAATGACTTCTGCTTTTTCTTTGAACTCTTCAGACAGTGTAGCTTCTTCGGCGACCAATGCATTGAGGTCGTCTTTAAAGTCTGCCTGATATTCAATTTGCTCTTCAGCAACCAGTTCGCCATCAAGATCGTCTTCAGATGTACCATTATAGTGCATCATAGCTTGCAGAGATTTCTTATCCATCTTCTGCATTTTTCCGACCATAGCGGTGATCATACCAGCTTTGGTTTTGATCATCGGATCTTGTTTAGTCTGGTCACCTTTACGCTTTGGCGCAGAACCTGTAGCTTCACCTGCTTTATCAACAGATGCTACGGACTGAGCTTCAGCATTTTTAGGATCGTGAGCTTCTTCCACGACATCGTTGTCATCATGGAGGTCAACTTCCTGATCTTCGATTTGATCTTCAGTCATTATTGACTCCTTTATTTAGATTTGACTAACGAGAGGAAATTCTTGAACTCACGAACCTGAGTCTCATAGAGATCGGCTCTTGGAGCTTTCTTAATTTCAGTCTCAATCTTTTCAATAGCCTGAGCTTCAATGATACCGTTGTTCCATACCCATTCAACACCTTCCATAACCCCATTAACAAAAGCACTAGGTGCAGATGGATCTTGAACAATATCTACTGCATTGAGTAGAAAGTCTGGTTTAACAACCATTGCGTTACCACGATTTTCAAGGCTTCCCATTCCACGAGTTGATACGCCTAGTTTGACTCCTCCATCCAACAAACCTTTTACAATTTGTCCCATAGGAGTTTCCAAAATAGTCGCCTTACCCACAACATCGTTACCTTTCATTTCAAGGTTTTCGATCTTGTGTGAAACTTTATCTAAGTTAACGGTCGGTCCTTCAGGATGGTTTAATTCACCAACTGCTCTGCCTTTTGATACTTGATCACCGACATATTTACCAACAGCAGATTCCATAACCTCAGTTGGATATATACGACCGTTACGATTCTTTGTATTTGCCTGCGCAAATATACCTTCGATAATATATTTCTTACCTTTACCGTCTTTCGCGGCTTCAACAATAACTTCAATATTACTTTCAGTATATTCAGAAATAAGTTTCATTTCTTTAGCGCCTTAACAATTGCATCTGAAGCTTTTTCAGCTTCATTCTTTGTTTTATAACGATCTAGTCTATCACCATCAATGTAAGCGACAAAACCGTTACGTTCTTTATAGATCATAACCTGTATTCTACCCAGCTTTTTATTGACCACAAGTTGGCCAGCTGGTCTTCTACCGGTTAGCTCTCTTAATTTTGTAAAAGTTTTCATTTTACTATGTTATTTATACTTTTATTACTTTTTACTCAGAAGAATTTTCTTCTTCCTCGTCATCTTCTAGCTCGAATCCTTCGTCGGTATCATCGTCCTCGTCGTCGTGATCTTCGACTTCGACATCTTCCTCATCATCTTGTTCCTCGGATTCAAGCTCCCCCTCTCCTTCAAGGTCAAGTTCGAGCTGTTCGTCGTCAGGATCAACCTCTTCTTCATCTTCGACTCCGTTATAGATCTGATCCGCCATACGAATTTTTTCTTGATCGAGTACATCATTTAATTTAACTGTCATTAGTTCGCCAAATATATTATTAGCTTGACTATACTCTTGATTCATTGCATGCTGAATCATATCTTGAATTTCAGGTGTTGGCAGTTCTGCTGCTTCTGGTTCAGGTGCAGCCACTTGTGCTTCTGCTTCACTCATTGTCATCTCCTACTGGTTTCAACTCAAATTTTTGCGATGGAGCCTGCTGTTCTGGTTCCTCTTCTGGTTCCTCTTCAGTTTCACCATCTATTTCTTTCTTCATATTTTCTACATCCTCATCTGATAACATGAGAATGTTCTTTTGTACCCATTCTTTAGAGTAATATTCACCTACATAGTTTTGTACCATGTCAAGTGTCTGGATTCTTTCACGCAATACTTCAATATCACGCAGTTCTGTAAAGTGAT